TCATTTTAATTTTATGGAATGGATTCAAATTCCCAGGACTTGTACACAGTTATGGCAATGCCACTGTTGCTTCATATCTAAGGGATGTAACATTTGTAGCCTACTTTGTCACTAGTGGCAATGTGGCAGGTGCTTACATTTTAGGCAATGGAAGCCAATTAACTGGATTTCCAGCCACATATGGCAATGCCAATGTGGCTTCATATCTAAGTGATGGAACATTTGTAGCCAACGTTGTCACTAGTGGCAATGTGGCAGGCGCTTACTTTTTAGGTAATGGCAGCCAATTAACTGGATTACCAGCCACATATGGCAATGCCAATGTCAGCAATTTCTTAGCAAATGGATTTGGATCCAACACAATCACCACCACCGGCAACATCACAGCCAATTACTTTGTGGGCAATGGATCAGCACTCACAGGCATAACTGCTTCAGCTGGTGGCAGCAACACACAGATTCAATTCAACAACGCCACTGCCCTGGCTGGCAATGCTGCCATGACATTTGATGTAGCCACAGGCAACATTGCCTTGCAGGGTTTGAGAATTGCCAACCCTGTGGCCAACTCAGTGCATGTCACCAGCACTGCCAGTTATAATCCAGGTGCCACAACAACCACAGCAGTGCCAGGTAGAATTCTATTTGGTGATGGCTACTATGGCAATGCAAATGCTTTTCCTGGCCAACCGCAAGATCGATTCTCCAAAGTGGCTATTGTGCAAAGTGCCAGTTTTGGTGCTGCCAGTGCGGCTGCACTTTCTGCTGATCTTTATGCAAACCTAACAGCCAACTCCAGCACCACAGGTACTACTGGTGGTGCTGTGGCTTTAAATCTTGGTGGCAGTGATCTTTACAGCTTTACTGGCAACTATACTCAGTTAAGTGGACACCGCGTGACTCTGAACCTGGGCAAAGGCGCCAACACTGCTGCGCTGGGCAACTTGGTTGGTGTCACTGGTGCTGCTGGACAACAAGTCAGTGTGTTGTTAAATCAGAACAGCACTGCCACCAATCTTGTTGGTCAACTGGTTTCAATACAAGGTGTGGGTGGCGCCTCAACAAGCAATCTCTTGGGGCACAGTGTGCTGTTTGGCGGTGGTTCAACTCCCTCGGGACAGGTCGTTGCTTACTACATGTCTGGCAATGCATCAGCCATTGGCGGCCAAACACAGAGTGCATTTGTGCGCAACACTTCAGGCGGTGGCGGACAACTTGGTGGTTACTGGTTCCTGCGTGGCGATGATAACCTGGCACAAAGCAGCCTGGCCAGCTTGAGTCAGTATCATGAATATCGCTTCCCAACAACCTCCACCTCAGGTGCTGTCACAGTAAACAAACTGAATGGACAAGTGCAGTATCTTGCACCCACAGGAGCTGTGACCTCGGTTACCTTTAGCAACTTTGTCACTGTGGCATCCAGTACCAGTTACACCAAACAACAAACAGACACAGTGACCTTGATTATTGCTCAAGGTGCAACTCCCTATGCTGTGACCCTGCCCACAGGTGCTGCCTACAAATATGCAGGAGGCTCCAGCACAGTGGGCACAACTGCCAATGCTGTGACAATGGTTGTGGTCACTGCCACTGATATTGGTGGCACAGTCACATACCTGATCACAGTATCACCGGAGTTTGTGTAATGGCCTTGGGTATTGCTAGAAACGGTCAAACAGCAGGTTGGGGAGTGGGTCCCGCCTCAGCCAGGATCACTGGTGCAGGTGTCATGGGTTATAATGTGTATGACACGCCCACATTCAGCTTCGTGAGAAACACCACAGACCGAAATGGTAGCATGCAACCAGGTTCGTTTAATGCCACCGGCTTGGGCAGCATCTCCGGCTACAACAATGCTCGTTATACTGCGTTGTTCAATGTGTACTTGCCCTGGGCAGGGGGATTACCAGATGGCAGCTATGGCACACCTTACAGTGGTGAGTTTGTGATAGGTGGAGTGGGACCTGGTTATTTTAGTATTAATTCAAACATTGTGAGTGGTGCTTTGAGTTTCTTTGGCGGCATGAGCAGCATTACTTCAGGCAATGGCTACAACAATGTTGCTTTGCCTGGTGCCTACACTGCCTGGACCAATACCTGGCTCACAGTAGTTGTGTGCAGTTCTGAAACCACTGCCAGTTACACTTCCTGGGCCGGGTCTGGCACAGGATCAAGTTATGGACGCATTGCAGTTTACAACACTCTAACCGGTGCATTCATTGCCAAAACTGACTCAGTGTATTCATACACCGTGAATCCCTGGAGCACCTGGCCCTCAAGTGTGAATGCTCAAGCCTCCGGCAGCGATTACTTGCTGATCAGCAGTTTTGGTGGTAGCGGTCAAGAAATTCGCAACAATCAACACAGTGTGTGGCTTGGCAGCATGTGGGATCCACTCACAGTGACCGACACCTCCTGGCGCACACCAAGACCCACTGCCACCCTGGGCAATTCCGGAGCAGGCACTGCGTTTTCCAATCTTACCTACAGCGATTATGCCTATGATGGCGTGGCTCTTTATACCACCACTGAACATTTCGGTGATCTGTACACACCCACAACTGCGAATCAAGTGTATAAACTAACCAACGGTGGCACTCCATCATTCACCACAGGTTATTCAAATATCATATACCCAACAAGTCAAGGACAAGGATAAAACATGGCCATCTACTCAACACTGGCAAATCAGTTGCTGAACGCAACAGTGGGCAATGTCACATTCACCACACCCACCACTGCCTACATCAGTTTGTACAGCACATCACCCAACACCACCAGTTCCGGCACTGAAATTGTGGGCAATGGTTACAGTCGTCAGAGCGCAACATTCTCTGCAGCTGCCAATGCTGCCACAGCATCAAATGCAGCAGTGACATTTAGTTGCACTGGCAATGCCTGGCCCACGCTGAAAGCAGTGGGCGTAATGGATGCCAGCACAGCAGGCAATCTCATGTACTACACCCCCATAACCAACAGAAACGTGGCAGCTGGCAGTACCTTGACATTTGCTTCAGGCACAATTACCCTGACCATAACCTAAGGAACCGACATGATTGAAATAGGTGGCGGAATTGAAATAGGACCAGGTATTATCATCAATACCCAGGCTTCGGTGCTGGATGTTGCTTATTTCATCACTGACACTGCCAGTGATTTTTTAGTGTCTGAAACAGGCAATAATTTTATTGAGGAATTACCATGAGTAATGTTAAGTTTAGTCAGCTGCCCAATCTAGGCACACCCACAGCCACCACAATCATACCTGTGGTAGATGGCGTGACCAATTACACAGTGACCGCTGCCAATTTGCAGAGTTATGTGAACAACAGCACAGGCAACATCACAGGTGGCAATCTAACAGCCACTGGCAATGTTCAGGGTGTGTATATTCTAGGCAACGGAAGTCAATTAACTGGATTGCCTGCCACATATGGCAATGCCAATGTCACTGCTTTCTTGCCTACATATTCTGGCAATTTGAATTCAGTATCAGCTGTGCCGGGTAGTGCCATTACAGGCACAGTGGCTCTAGCCACCACAGCAGGCACAGCAGGCACAGTGACTACTGCGGCACAACCAAACATTACAAGTGTGGGCACATTGACATCTGCCACAGCAAGTGGCAATATTACTGCCAGTTATTTCCTGGGTAATGGTAGTTTGTTGACCGGCATTGCTGCCAGCACATATGGCAATGCCAATGTTGCTGCCTTTTTGCCCACTTACACAGGCAACCTAAATTCAGTCACAGCTGTGCCTGGTGCAGTGATAACAGGCACAGTGGCCAATGCCACTTATGCTGTGAGTGCAGGTGTTGCCAGCTCAGCAAACACAGTGGCCGGAGCAAATGTTTCTGGAGCAGTGGCCTTGGCCACCACTGCATACAGTGTGTCAGCTGCCAATGTAGTGGGCACAGTGGCCAACGCCACTTATGCCACTAGTGCAGGTAGTGCTACCACTGCCACCAATGCCGTGACCGCTGTCACAGCCGGCACTGTGACCACTGCGGCACAACCCAACATTACCTCAGTAGGCACACTCACAAGTGTTGCTGTGACCGGCAACTTGAGTGCTGGTAATGTCACCACCCCAGGCAACATATCAGCAGCATACTACACCGGCAATGGATCTTTATTAACTGGTGTTGTTGCCAGTAACGTTGCTCTAATATCAACCGGCAACAATTTTGCCAATACCGCAGTGGGCAATGGTAAAATGTGGATCAATGGTGGCAATGCCATTGGTAGCCTTACACCTACTGGCCTAGCTGACAACATGTTTATAATCACCAATGGCACAGGTAATTGTTACATTACATTGGGTCCCACTGGAGGAATTGTTATAAATCCAGCCACTGGTGCTAATGTTAGTATTGGTAGCGGCACAAAAATATCTAGCTCAAATTTTGAGGGTGGAACAATAACTGCCACTGCTAAAATTAATAGCTTAGGCACAGCAGGCACCACATCAGGATTTAATGGGCCAATTGGCGGCCCCGCAACTTCTACTAGCACAGGCACAGCAGGAGATATTTGGTGGAATGCCAGTTACATCTATGTTTGTACAGCAGCCAACACATGGAAACGTGTGGCGTTAACTGCTTTCTAAGGAACCACATGGCACAGAAATTTACAGAAACAAGAATCCCATTTAGTAAAATGAGCTTCACACCGGATGTGCCGTCAACAGCACTGGGTCCCAACGAATACAATTCGGGACAGAATGTTGAAACTGATGTGCGTGGCATTCGTAGCATGGCTGGAGATCAAGAGATACTTGACGCCTTGCCTGCAGGTTATGGAGCACCCACATTTGTCACTGGTGGATTTAGACAAGGTGGAGAGTTTTGGTTTGTTGTGGCCTTGCAAGGCGAAGGTGAAATTCCAGGATCTTACTGGGCATCCAATGGTGATACCACTTGGTACAACATAACTCCCACTGACGCAGGATTTGACAGTACTGGCTACAATCAAGCCACCAATATCACTGAAGCATGGAATGGCACTGTGTTGTTTTTAAACGACGAACACAATCCACCATTCTTTTGGCCTGATCAACCCGACGCTGTGATGGTGTCATATTCCAATCAAGTGCCATTGGATGTAACAGATATTCAACCTGCCAGTGCCACAGAAAAAACAGTGTCATTTGGTGATGTTGCTCCTGATCCTGCACCATTTGCTGTGGGTGGATATGTGACTTTGAGTGAAGTTGAACCAAGATACTACAATGGTACTTGGCTTGTGACAGCATGCACCACAACCGATGTCACCATTGTGTGTGATGTCACCGATGCTTATTCAGTTGGTGGTCGAGTTGCACCTGCTTACTCATGGAACTACAATGCTGATTGGTCAAATGTATATGCCAAATTCATGCGCTTGTACAACACACCCAACGTGGGTTCAATACTTGTGGCCGGCAACCTAACAGCCACTACTATTCCTGCCTTGGGCAGCACCACAGAACTGTATCCTGTCACAGTGCAATGGAGTCAAGCGTTTGGATTGAATCAGGCACCCACAACATGGACACCCACTGTGACAAACGTGGCCAACCAATTAGAAGTTCCCTTACGTGGGCCTGCACTGGATGCATTTCCTTGTAATGGACAGTTTTTCTTGTGCAGTTACTGGGACACCGTGGTGTTCAGCCCAATCAACTACTCAACCACATCAGCACCTATCCTGGGTGTGCGTCAGTTCAATCAAGGACGTGGCCTGCTGAGTAGCAACTGCTGGGCCAACACAGACAAACTGGTTTATGGCATTGATGCTCGTGACATCTGGGTATTTGATGGACAAGACTTTCAAGGTCTAGGCAATCAACGTGTGAAAAACTGGTTCTATGATCAATTGGATCCAGAAAATTATGATCGTGTGTTCATGGAAGTCAACAGCCAACGTAGTCAAGTGGAAATTTACTATCCAGACATGTCGGCTGTGGATGGTGTGCCCAACAAGATGTTGAGTTATAGATATGACCTAGACATTTGGAACGCACCACGTGATGTCAGTGATGCCACATTCTCATGCGAAGCACCCATTTATTCCTACACCGATCCTGTGTATTCACCGTTGCTGAGTTCACGCACAGTGGTATACGCACGTGGTGTTGCTGAAAGTCAGTTGGTACAAAAAGATCAAGGCTACAGTTGGATTGATGGCGCACCAATTGAAAGTGTGTTTAGACGAGACAACATCAAACTGTTGCCAGACTATTCAGGCAAGTTGTTGGTACATCGTATTTTACCAGAAATTGTCAACATTGGTGCTGTACACAATGACAACAATGAAATACCAATCATGCCCGGAGTAGGCAACGTCACTGTCACCATAGAAGGTGCCAACTCTGTGGGATCAACTCCCACTGTGAAAACTCCTGTTGTGGTACCAGTTGATGCCAGTGGTGCAGGTGCCAATCCCTGGGCACAGATCAACCAGAATGCATTTCGTGTGAACACTTTAGAATTAAGCAACACATCAAACACCAACATTTGGATGTGTAGTGCCACCACATGGCAGTACACACAGACCGAGGATGACAGATAATGGCACAGTTTCCCATTGAAATTGATGATAGTCAAGGCATAAACGAAGCCATCAACTACTTGTTGAGTGGTCCTGCTGGGCTTGGACAGAACTTTCAAGGATTCAGTGCTTACTTGCCTGCGTATCTTAGACCCAGTACTAGACAGCCCTGGAGTCTTGATATTGCATCAACACTCAATCCCAGTCTTTATTTGGATATACCCATCAATGATGCGGCACCTGTGGGTGGCAACCCCAGTCAATTTGTTGAATTCACATTTGCTACACCTCAAGCCACTGCACCATTTCAATACGGCGACAGTTTGCAAGTCACCAATGTTGTGAGTCCGGCAGACCCAGACTTTTACAACGACAACTACACAGTGTACAGTTGTACTACAACCAGTGTCACAGTGGTCACTAGTCAAGCCTATACATGGCCAGCTTATGCGTCAGGCGGTGATGTTGGTCGTGACTTTATGAATTATCGTCAAGATACAGATTGCAATGCCAGAGTCACAGTGGCTGGTCCCACTGATCAGGTGTTTGTGAGTGCACAATTAAACCTGTCATGGCAATACGATTGTGTGTCTGGCAATGATTACGATGTTGTTGTGAGCATCACTCGATTGAGAGGCTTTCCTGATACAACTCCGGGATCAAATGATTATTTGTTCAAAGACACTGTGGTTGTAAGTGAAAAGACTTTTGCTCAGACAGTGGCGGCTGGCACTGGCACACAAGAACTCGAAGCCATTTTTACCACTGTGTTGGATGGCCCTAATTTAGATTTTGGATACTACTGGTATATTTTGACTGTGGAGTTTGTGATGCCGGGATCAATTGTTATTGATACAGCATCTAATGATTTTAACTTCTCAGGCACTAAAGCAGTGCTAGGATCTACAACTGTATATTCTGGATTAAATCCAGTAACCACAACTGGTTCAGGCACAGGATTAACTGTTGACATTGAACTTTTAGCATCGGCAGTTGCAGAAACATATACCACAAACAACACCACTATTGATGTTACCGCAGGTGGTAGTGATTATAGAGTTGGTGATGTATTAAAAATATTAGGCACTGACCTTGGTGGCACAACTCCTGCCAATGACATGACTCTTGTGGTCAACACAGTGACTGGTCCATATGACATCACCATAGGTCCAGTCACAACAGGATTACGCAGTTTAACTGCTCAAGTGATCAAACAGTAAATAAGAGAACAAGGTATAAAAAGTATGGCTTTCAACACAGGTTATAATTGGAACGTGGCAAATGATTACGGCAGCGACTGGGACAGTGGCTACGATTTTGGCGGCGGCTATGACTGGTATGATCCAGGCGCATACGACCTGGGCGGTGGCAGTGTTCCAGGTCCAGTATCGCCTGTGGACCTTGCCCCCACATACACAGCACCCGTAGATACTACACCCACATACACAGCACCCGTAGTTGACACTACACCTGTGTACACACCTCCAGTGGTAGACACAGTGGCACAAGATTACTGGGCACAACAAGCAGCCGCACAACAAGCACAATGGGAAGCCGCAGCAGCCGCACAACAAGCACAGTGGGAAGCACAGGCTGCACAACAAGCACAAGCAGATCAACAAGCAGCCGCTGCACAAGCGCAAGCAGATGCTGCCGCACAACAACAATCAGCCTGGCAAGCACAAGCAGATGCTCAGGCACAAGCACAAGCAGATGCCGCAGCCGCTGCACAACAAGCACAACAACAGGCTGCATATCAAGCACAACAAGATGCTATTGCTCAACAACAAGCAGATGCTTTGGCTGCTCAACAAGCCGCAGCATATCAAGCACAACAAGATGCTATTGCTCAACAACAAGCACAACAACAAGCCCTGGCATATCAAGCACAACAAGATGCTATTGCTCAACAACAAGCAGATGCGTTAGCACAACAACAAGCCCTGGCATATCAAGCACAACAAGATGCGTTGGCACAACAACAAGCACAACAAGCTGCTGATGCAGCCGCAGCCGCACAAGCAAGAGCAGATGCATTGGCAGCTGCACAAGCACAAGCACAACAAGATATTATAGCGGCACAACAGGCCGCAGATGCACAAGCAGTTATTGTGGCACAACAAAATGCTGCTGCATTGGCCGCACAACAACAGGCTGCACAAATACAAGCAGATGCGTTGGCTGCTCAACAAGCAAGAGATGCTCAAATAGCCGCTGATGCTGCCGCAAGTGTCGTGCCTGGTAACAACACATTAATATCAAACTATGTTAATAATACTTTAAGTGGTAGTATCAACAATGGTGTTAATAGTAATCTAGTAACATTACCCGGAAGTGGCAATACCAACACAGTGGTAACTGGTGCTGTAACACCAGCAGAAATCAATGCAGGTTCAGGCAAGTATACCACAGGTAAAAATGACCTTTATATTGATGATAGTTTCAATCAAGGTGTTGGCGCAAATACAGGTACCACTAACTTTGATACCACAGGCATTGATACCGGTCCTGTTATACCCGTTGACACAACAACAGGCGGCACAGGCACAACCATAGTGGATACCACAGGTGTAACAGGAGCAGTTACTCCTGCAGACTTGGTCAATAACGATTTCTTAAACGCTGCCAATAATACAGATGTATCAACCTTAATTGGTGACTTTGAAACTAAGTTAGCCGAAATTAAAAATAACCCATCAGTAGATGTAGCGTTTGCTCCATTAGCGGCATTACTATCAGTAGGTGGTCACGGTGTAGTAGGCTGGTTACTATCATTGATTAACCCTACAGCGGGTATGACTAAAGACGACAAGGCAGATCCATCTAAGATTGCTACAGCAATATCAATATTGAGTCCGGACAATCCGTCAATAAACAATTTACCACAATCAGACCAAGATGCGTTGAAACAGGCCGCCGCGGCCAGGTTGGCTGCTACTCCTCAAGATATGGTTGAACTTGTTATTACTGGCACTAAACTACCTAAAACTAATCTTGTAACACAAGATGACACGCCGGTCACACTAGGTGGCGGTGGCACACCAACATCATTGGGTGGTGGTGAAAACACAGGCGGTGGCACACCTGGTGGTCTAAGTCAAGCAGCCATAGATGCCGCTCAAGCAGCCGCTGCCGCAGCCGGTGGTAGCACAACACCCACAACAGGTGCCACAGCAGCCACCACTACAACTACTCCTAGCACAGCTAGTGCAGGTGCCACTTATGCACAAAACAATCAAGGCATGGATGCTTACTATGACAGCATTAGAGCATTCCTGGCTACCAACCCCACACCACAGCAAATTGCAGAAGCCATGAGCACATATGGTGTGAGTCAAACAGACATTGACACAGCACTAAAAATGACCACAGGTGCTGCTTCGGGAGCAACAACTGCTGCCACAGGAGCAACAGGTGCCGCAACAGGTGCAACAGGAGCAGCCACAGGCGCTGCCACAGGAGCCTCAGGAGTTGAAGGTCCTGTAGTGCCAACAGACATTACAGGTGCATCAGGTGCTACATCTGGCGCAAGTGAAGCAGCCTCAGGTGCTGCAACAGGCGCAACATCGGCTGCATCAGGTGCTACCTCAGCTGCTTCAGGTGCAACAGGTGCTGCCTCAGGAGCAACAGGAGCTGCTTCAGGAGCAACAGGTGCTGCTTCAGGAGCAACAGGCGCAGCCAGTGGAGCAACAGGAGTTGACGGACCAGTAGTACCAACAGACATAACAGGCGCATCAAGTGCAGCCTCAGGAGCAAGTAGTGCAGCCTCAGGTGCCACCAACCGTGCAAATGCGGATACAGCTGACTTGTATGCACTTTTCTGGAACAATTTGGCAGATGCTCAAGCGCCTGTGTCTGGCGGGCGTGGCGCTAACGCTGCTGCTGACTTTGCGGCTAATAAAACCCTTACCATGCCTGACGCAAGAGGCCGCAGTATTATTGGCTTAGACAACATGGGTGGAACCTCAGCTAACCGTATCACTGCCGCTGGATGCGGAATTGACGGGGATGTGCTGGGCAACTCCGGTGGCTCTGAATTCACCCAAACCCACACGCATACGGCGAACGTGACCGACCCGGGCCACAGTCATAGCCTGCGCTTAAATACAGGTGGTGGTAGCACGGCTGTGTTCCAAGGTGGTGGCGACGCGGGAGCACCTTTCAGCTCCACATTATCCTCCGTCACAGGAATTACGGTTGCCAACACCAACTATGGCTCAGGTTCCAGTGAAAACGTCCAGCCAAGCCTTGTAGCCAACGTATTCTACAAATTGTAGGGAGCTATTGACATGTTTTATGGAAACTTTACACTAACCCAACGAAAGAAACGCTAATGGCCATCACAATCAACAAAAACGACCTCGGCTCTTGGCGTGCCACAGAAGCCGGACAAACGGACGGAAACGAGGTTATTTACCGTCTGAATCCCCTCAAAAGCACAACGATTGAAGTTGTATTCACTTCCGCTGGAAGCGGCACACTCAAGACAAGCCTAAGCACCCAGCAGCCAACCGACTTCACTAACTTTACTTCGGATGTCGTTGGTGCTGTTTCAGCTAATACCGTGTGGAATCTGGCACCTGGATTACATTGGATTGGTTTTGACATTGCCAGCGGAACGGTAACAACAAGGTTGAATCAGGTGTGAGTCCGCGATTTTCCATAAATCCTAGCAATACTGGCGAATCTTACGCCCGTTTTGCTGACGAGGGTGGCAGCAGATTCACTAGCGATTTTGACCCATCTTCAATCGCTATTATTAATGCGATGGTTCCAGCACCAAACAGTAGGCAGCGGGAGCTTATAAACGCAACTGTCACAGCATTAAAGAGCGCTGGGGTGTGGGCCAAACTTGACTATTTGGCGGTATATGCCGCACAAAGCAGCCAGGCGGCGCTGCTCAACTGGAAAAATCCGAGCCAGTCGGGTACGGCGGTCAATTCTCCTGCCTTTACCCCCTATCCAGGGTTCCACGGCCAGGGCCCC